CAGATGGTAGGTCTTTGAGCTTAATTGTAAAAGACCCTGAGATCGATGGCATCAATGTGCGGACTGTGAACCGAGAATTGAACCGCGATTCGTTCTTTTTGTCTGAATATGCCCGCGCGCGCGAGGCTTCAATCGAGATAAAACTGTCGGAAACGGAAGATATTATCCTCGGCCGTGGCGAGTTCGAGAACGTCGACTTCGAGCGCGCAAAGGAGTTGCTGAACGATCGGCGCTGGCATGCGATCCGGCTGGCGCGCTTCCGTTATGGCGACAAGATCGACGTGCAGGCGACCGTAAAGCAGGTCGAGGGAAAGGTCATCGACGCAAAAGTGCTCGATGTGGATCAACTGCTTGCCATCCGGCAGGCGCTACAAATTGCCGCAGGGGGCGAGGATGGCTACGAAGAAGACAAAGACTATGAGTACGAAGGACAAGATGATACAGGCGAGGATGAAGGCCTTGCAGAAGATTAAGATGATGGACGTGTATCGGGAGCGCCCGCCAGTGACGCTGCCTAAATTTTCATGGGATAAGGAAAAAGAAAATGATTTTAACGGAAATGGCAGAGACGCTAGAAAAGGCGTTGGCAAAGATTAAAGAACTTGAGCTTCTGGTGGCCGTTCGCGTCCCGCGCAGGGACTACGACGCGATCGTCAAGAGCATGTCGGTGTGTCAGAACACGATTGAGAACCTGATGGTGGCCCTGTTCAAGATCAAGCCAAAGAGCCAAGAAGTCGCCGACGCCCGCGATATCCTGCAGTATCTCGAGCACCTGATTCAGAACAATATCCCGATGCAGGACGAAGCTTGGATTGCCCGCGAGAAAGCCCGCATCGATATGATCAAAGCCGAGCGCATGAAACGGCCAGCCAAAATGCTGGGCGAGAGGGCAGCGTTCGAGGATAGCTTCGAAAACATAAAAAAGGTCAAAGGAACCGTCAGGAAGGATTACAAACCTTGACCCTGATCCCCGTCGATGGCGAGATGATCAATGTTGAGGCGTCTCTGCACGACATCAACAAGGAGCTGTGCGAGAAATCCCTCGTGGAGTTCATCAAGCAGGCGTGGCACGTCATCGAGCCCGGACAAGAATATATCCACAATTGGCACATCGACGCTATCGCCAAACACCTAACCGCCATTACCAACGGCATGATGATAGATGATGAGCAAGCTTACAATCGCCTGCTGATCAACGTCCCGCCGGGCGCGATGAAGTCCCTTCTGGTCTCCGTCCTGTGGCCGGCATGGGAATGGGGGCCGCGGAACATGCCCTACCTGCGGTATGTTTGCGCCTCGCATGCTATGAACCTCGCCATCCGCGATTCGACCAAGATGCGGCGATTGGTGACATCTGAATGGTATCAGGGCTTCTGGGGCGACCGCGTCACGATCACGGGCGACCAGAACGAGAAGATCAAGTACGAAACGACCGCTTCCGGTTTCCGGCAGGCGGTTGCCATGACGGGCATGACAGGTGCCCGCGGCGACCGCGTGATCATCGACGACCCGCACTCGGTGGCCAGCGCCGCCTCGGAGGCAGAGCGCAACACCACGATCGAAACGTTTGAGCAGGCGATCCCAACGCGCCTGAACAACCCGGCGACCTCGGCCATTATCGTGATCATGCAGCGCCTGCACGAAGAAGATGTGTCCGGCGTGATCCTTGAAAAGCAGTTGGGCTATGACCACATCATGATCCCGATGGAGTACGACCCCGATCGTGCCGTGCCGACCATGCTAGGCTGGAAAGACCCTCGGTGGCAGAAAGGTCAGCTCTTCTTCCCTAAACGGTTCCCTCGGCACGTCGTCGAGCGCGACAAGCGGATCATGGGTAAGTACGCCGCGTCCGGCCAGTTTCAACAGCTGCCTACCCCAGAGGACGGCGGTATTATCAAGCGAAAGCATTGGAACCTGTGGGAAGATGAGAAGTACCCACCGTTTGACTTCATCATCGCGTCACTCGACACGGCTATGACCGAGAAGAAAGAGAACGACCCGTCAGCCATGACGGTCTGGGGCGTCTGGACCGACGATCCCAAGACCCACGCGACCCGCATGCTGAACCGCGACGGGCACATGACGCACATTGTACGTACATATGACGAGCGGGAGGTGCCGCCCCGTATCATGATGATGCATGCATGGTCGAAGCACCTTGAGATGCCCGAGCTGGTCACAGAGGTGGCGCAGACGTGCCTTCGGTGGAAAGTTTCGACTTTACTTATAGAAAACAAGACCGTAGGCCTACCAGTTGCGCGGGAGCTGCGAAGGATGTATTCTGGTAGGAACTTTGGCGTTCAGTTGGAAGACCCCGGCTCGATCGACAAGATGGCTAGGCTCTACTCGGTGCAGCACCTATTTGAAGAGGGGCTGGTGTACTGCCCCGACAAAGCATGGGCCGACGAGGTCATCAACCAGTGCATGCGGTTTCCGAAAGCCAAGCATGACGATCTGGTGGACACGGTCTCGATGGCGATGCGGTATCTCAGGCGGACGGGCTTCGCGCTCCGTCAAGACGAGGTGCAGCAGGACTATGAGGACAGCAGGCAACATCTGGGCAAACCGCCCGAACCACTTTACGGGATTTAATCTATGGCCCTTGTCGCAAACCCCAATATCCGCCTTCAGGATGACGAGCAGACACCGTTTGACGGCGAGGATATTTCGGTTGAGCTAGCCGAGGATGAGGGCCCGACACAAGATATCGACGAGCACGGCAATGTGATGTCGATTGAGCTATCGGATGGGTCGATCACATTTTCGTTAGACGGGCAACCCCTTGAGCGGGCTAAGGATAGAGAGACCGGTTGGTTCGACAATCTGGTGGAAGAGATAGATCAGGCCGATCTGGCGAGTATTGCCCACGATCTGATGAAGGGCGTACAGGATGACCTCGACAGTCGCAAAGAGTGGATTGAAGACCGAGCCCAAGGCATCAAGCTTCTGGGCCTCAAGGTGGAAATTCCCGGCTTGGCAGGTGCAGCGGACGGCGCACCCGTTGAAGGTATGTCACGCGTTCGGCACCCGCTCCTGCTCGAGGCAGTGCTACGGTTCCAAGCCAACGCTCGGTCAGAACTATTGCCTACGGATGGACCCGTAAAGATTAGGGAGGATAACAATAATGCTACCCTCCAGTCCGATCAACTTGCCAACGACCTCGAAAACGACCTTAACCACTACCTCACGGCCACTGCCAAAGAGTATTACCCTGATACCGACCGAATGCTCCTCATGCTGGGCTTTGGCGGGACGGCGTTCAAGAAGGTATATTTCTGTCCCCTACGCGGTCGTCCAGTTAGCGAAAGCGTCGACGCCGACGACCTGATCGTCAACAACTCGGCCACCGACCTGTCCAACGCCAAGCGTATCACGCATCGTATCTACATGAAGTCGTCGACGGTGAAGCGCATGCAAATCCTCGGCGTGTACCGCGATATCGACCTGTCCGATCCAAAGATGATCAAGTGGGACGCAGCCCAGCGCGAGAAGATGGCGCAGCAGGGTATTGCTAGCGAGAGCTATAACCCAAGCGATCGGGACCGTGAGATTTACGAAATCTACTGCGAGTTGGATATCAAGGGCTTTGAGCACACCAAGCGCGGAAAGCAGACGGGCCTTGATATCCCGTATCGTGTCACAATTGACGCATCGACGCATGAAATCCTGTCGATCGTAAGGAACTATGATGAAGATACTAAGGACCTACCTGAGGCGAGAAGCAATTTCGTCAAGTACACATTTGTACCGGGGATGGGCTTTTATGATCTGGGTCTCCTGCACATCCTAGGCAACACGACCAACGCGCTGACCGCTGCTTGGCGCGAAATGCTCGACGCCGGCATGTACGCTAACTTCCCCGGCTTCCTTTATGCCGACACTGGCGCGCGGCAGAACACCAACATCTTCCGTGTGCCTCCGGGTGGGGGCGCCTTGGTCAAGACGGGCGGCATGCCGATTAGTCAGGCCGTAATGCCGTTACCGTACAAAGACGTTGGCGCGGGCCTCATGTCGCTAGTCGAGAATATCAATCAGACGGGTATGCGGGTTGGTGGTACGGCCGAGCAGGCAGTGGGAGAAGGCAAACAGGACGCGCCGGTCGGCACGACGATTGCGCTGATCGATCAGGCCACCAAGGTGCTGAACTCGGTCCACAAGCGCATGCATGGCGCGCAATCGGAAGAGTTTGCCTTGTTAGTGCGTTGCTTCCGCGAAAACCCCGATTCTTTTTGGCAGCAGAATAAGCGTCCGGCCCGCAAGTGGGACGAGGAGACGTTCCTCCGCGCTTTGGATCAGGTCGATCTGGTGCCGCAGGCTGACCCGAACACGGCGTCGCAGACTCAGCGCCTAATGAAGGTGGTGGCCTTAAAGCAGATACAGGCGCAGAACCCGTCGATGTATGATCCGATCGCGATTGACACCGCGGCGCTGCAGGCAGTCGGCTGGTCGAATCCAGAGCAGTTCATGATCCCAGCCTCGTCGCAGGGTACGCCTCCGCCAGAGATGCAACAGAAGATGGCCGAGCTGCAGATTAAGAAGCAGGACAGCGATACGAAGGCAAAGCTGGCACAAGGCAAGCTTGGCCTTGATCAGGCCAAGATACAACTTGACGCGGTTAAGGCGCAGCAGGGTGGCGTTGTTTCCGGCCCATCCGACCATGAGAAGCAGGTCGACGGCATCGAGTTGATCATCAAAGAAAAGCTCGCCGACGCAAAGCTTATGGACAGCAAGTTGAAGGCGGCAGCCCTCGGCGCAGACATGAAGCGCGACCAATTTGATGGCCAGATCAAACGGGAAGATAT